TGCAATTGATTTAGAAACCAGAGACCCAAACCTGACAACCAAAGGGCCAGGATGGTGTCGTAAAGACGGTTACATAATTGGTGTTGCTGTCGCAGCAGGTGACAGTTCTTGGTACTTCCCAATTAAACACGAGACCGGGAACCTGCCCCGGTCTTCTGTTATGGCGTGGCTAAAAAAGCAGATGGCCACCCCAAATATCGAGAAGGTGATGCACAATGCGTTGTACGATCTTGGTTGGCTTCGTGCGGAAGGGATTGAAGTACAGGGCAAAGTCATAGACACGATGGTGGCAGCGCCGCTTCTGAATGAAAACCGTCGGTGGTATAACCTAGATTCGTTGGCACGAGATTATCTTAACGAGCGGAAGAACGAAAAGATGCTCCGTTCTGCTGCCGGAGAGTTTGGAGTTGACCCGAAGAAAGACATGTGGAGGTTGCCGTCTCGGTATGTAGGACAGTATGCAGAACAAGATGCCGCTGTCACACTGAGACTATGGGAACGATTTCGCACGGATCTTGCAAAAGAAGAATGCACTAGCATTTTTGAGCTAGAGGTTAGTTTGATACCAGTGCTTTTGGATATGAAATCTGCCGGTGTTAAAATCGATCTTGATCGTGCAGAACAAGTAAAGAAAGACCTGAAACAGCGTGAAGATCGTCTACTTAAAGAAATAAAGGTAGAGACCGGCATCTTTGTGGAGCCGTGGGCTGCTACATCTATAGCAAAGGCGTTCGACGCTCTTGGGTTGACCTACCAAAGGACAGAGAAGACTAATGCGCCAGCCTTTACAAAAGCTTTTTTGGCGAATCACCCTCACCCGGTGGCGCAAAAGATTGTACGACTTCGTGAATTTAACAAAGCCAACACAACATTTGTCGAAACTATTCTTGAGCATTCGCATAACGGTCGTATTCATTGTGATTTTCACTCTCTTCGTTCAGATGAAGGGGGCACAGTTACCGGACGATTTTCTTCGTCCAACCCGAACCTCCAGCAAATCCCAGCAAGAGACCCTGAAATCAAGAAAATGATCCGTGGTCTATTCATCCCAGAGGAAGGGGAGAAATGGGGCAGCTTTGACTACGCTTCTCAAGAGCCTCGTTGGTTAGCGCACTATTGCGCAACATTAACGGGTGCTCGGCGGGATCCTCGTATTGATGATGTGGTGCAAATGTATCACGAAGGCAATGCTGATTTCCACCAAATGGTTGCAGATATGGCAGGTGTATCACGCAAGGAAGCCAAGACTGTGAACCTCGGTATTATGTACGGCATGGGTAAGAAGAAACTGGCCGGCGTTCTCGACATCACCGAAGACGACGCCACACATCTGCTTTCCGGATACCATGAGAAGGTGCCGTTCGTGAAAGGTATCGCCGATCTTGCGATGGAACAGGCGCAAGAGAAAGGTGTGATCCGTACATGGATGGGGCGCAAGTGCCGGTTCGACATGTATGAGCCTCGCTCGTTTGGCTACAACAAGCCAATGCAATTGAAGGAGGCGCTAGAACATTACGGCGGCAAGGGTATGATTCGTCGCGCGTTCACGTATAAGGCACTGAACCGACTAATCCAAGGATCAAGCGCGGACCAGACTAAAAAGGCGATGGCTGTTTGTTATTCAGAAGGTCTCACACCAATGCTCACCGTTCACGACGAGTTGTGTTTTAGTGTGAACTCCTGTGAACAATCGGAGAAGATTGTTGAAATCATGAAGAGTTGTGTACCAGACTTGAAGGTGCCATTCGACGTGGACGCCGAGCTTGGGGACAATTGGGGTGAGGTTGGGTAAAATTCGTCAAAATTTCCCAAGTAACAGGAGAAGAAAAATGAAAATCGATGTTGTAGACAACGAGCTACACTGCCCACACTGTGGTCATGAACACGTTCACCACGTTCAGACGTTCATGTATTGTCGAAGCGAAGACAAGGAAGGAATTTTCGTTACATCTAATCCTATCTCGGGGCTGGTGTCGCAATCAAAACTGGAGTTGGACGACGAAGGGAATCCATCTGTGCGGAGACACGCCACTGTTCTTATGTTTTTCTGCGAAGGATGCCAAGACTCCCATGCGCTTATGATCACCCAGCACAAGGGAACTACGTTTATTGAATGGGAAGAATAGAATGATACCGAAGTGCTTTGCCTGCGGCTGGAATCTAATCTGGGGCGGCGACCATGACGTTGAAGACGATGAAGATCATTTCATGGTCTCCAACTTGTCATGTCCTGAGTGTAAGGCGTTCTATCTTATGTATCACCCAACGCCGCCATCCGATGAGCCAGACGAGATGCCCGATTCGGGGTCTGTTTAGCCCACTTCGAGTCCAACATCTGACGACTGGCCTCTGCCCAGTCCTTGGAATCGACCGCAGCTTTCATTTTTTTGAAGCCTGTTAGCCGAGGACGGCCTAATTGGAAGCACATGTTTGCGATGATCAATTGTAGCTCTTCTGACAACTCATTGAAATCATTATACAATAATTCGCAATCTCGTACAGTTCGTTGAATGTCCTCGTGGAATAGTTCATCGACGTGCTCCTGAGAGACCTCTGAGCCTACTTCGAAGCCGTGAAGCTCGTCATTTTCAGTAATTAGATGACCAATTCCGACGGTAGGGTATCCAAGATGGTCCAGATATATCTCGAGCTTACATCCTTCGTCGGCGGCTAGCTCTTTTTGCAACTGTTCTAGGTTCATGGGTTCTTCCTTACATGCAAAGGTCTTCATACTTTGTAGTATGAAGACGATGACTACTCAAGTCTCGTGATTCTTGAATCATCAACAGCTTTCTTATCAGAGCAAAAATCATCCTACCGCTTTCCTTCTTCTTGCGATTTGCAAATCCCGTGGATCTTGAAGCAAGTCTTCGACACTGACTGGTGAAATTAAATTTGCTGCGGAACCGGTTTGTACGGGGGGCGGTGTTGGAGTGGGCTGCGGCACAGGTGCAGCATCCGTGGACCGTGCTCCGCTGTCCGAAGTTTTAATCGCCTTCGGTATAGGTGTTTCTTTCGGGGACACGAAACGATCAGAATCAAAAGCATCTGAAGGTGGTTTTTCTGGATCATCCGGGTCAATAGACAAGCGACGAAGATCGCGCTCCATGATCCGCAACAATGACTTTGGAATATCGTGGTTTTTATCTTTAGCTTCATCCAGCTTTGCGTCGGCTGGGCTGTACGGCAAAAACTCTCCACGAAGCAATGCCTTCATTTCGTCTTTACCGACACGCTCTTTACGTAAAATTCTTTTTATGTCTCTTGTGCTCAAGCCTAAGTTTTCAAGTGCTCGTATTTGCACAGCCATTCTGCGGAAAGCGCCAAGTCGAGCTTGGTTCGCCGCTAGGTATCCATTTATATAGTCATTTTCTCCGGCGTAATTTCTGTTTACAACATCATTGAAAAGAGTTGCTGCGTCGGAGCGCTCAGATTTGAACTCGTTTGCCTTGAACTCTAAGACACGTTCTGGATCCACCTCTTGTGCGGACAGCCCTGTGAACAGCCGGAACAGTTCCCCTTCTGGTGCATACTTACGGCCCGTGCTCGGCTCTGTCTCGCTGATCCCAAATTCGGGCCGGCCTCCGAGTAAACTGCGCGGAAGCCTGGACAGCTCGATCTCAGAAACGTCGGCACCTACAGGAACCCGGAAAGGATCTAGGTTGCTTGGCCCCATTTGATTCAAAGCATGAATCAATGACCGTTCCATCTTCTTGCCAAAGGTTTCCGAATCACGGTACACTTTTGCACCTGTCTGTGTCACACCGCCACGACCATACATAGACTCCGGCAGCACATCTCGCGCGACTGCAAAGGCAATTGACTCTGAAAGAAACGGTTCTGTCAGTTGAGCTAGCGCCGCATGCCCCGCTTGATATACCGTGTTAAATGCTCCACGCTGTCGTTTGTTGCTCTCATCAAGACTGTTTAAAGCAGCTTCAAATGGACGAATTAGCATGTCATACGGATTGAAGTGGCTGAAATCCAATACTTCAAGATAGCCTTTTTCATTTCTACCTAATGGTATGAAAGTAGAATCACGTTGATACGGCGCGGCTGTGATGTTGACCGCTTCCATTTCTTCAGGCGTGACACCAACAAGGTTCATTGCGGTGTCGCGAAGAGCCGGCCCTGCAACGTAGAATGTTC